TCTGAAACTTGGTGTGAATTGATAGTTAGCTGGTCTAAAAGAAAAAAACTCTTGTATCTCTTGACGAATGCCTGGATCGGCAGTCACTTTAAGATTGATAGCATCCAGTTGTTCAACAGTAATCACGTCAGCCATGTTAACCTCACTTGTTCATAGTATATGCTACTATTTATACAAGTTGGCTAAAGATCAATATTCCCCTGCTTGGAATTTGATTACGTCTACCATTGATTTAATTATGAAGTTGCGACTATGAATTGTCTTGATAATACTTTCAAGGTAGTTCGCGTTTTCTGTATGGTAATCAATCTTAAGACTTAGGTTAATAACATCTCTATCGGATTGGATGTGTTTGTCCAAGTCAGCACGTATGACTTTTCTTTGAAATGGTTTCCAACCACGAACTCGCAAGTCTTCTTCAGCCATCTCACCACTATAGTAGTCACGCTTATCCATCTCAAGTTCTTTGTAGTCGCCCTTGAGCTTCTTGACGCGCAGTGCTTCGTTATAGTACATGTTATAATATTTACTGTGCAGTGAAGGTATATTCCGCAACTCATTCATTAAGTCGTTTTCGTTGATCTTCGAATCTGCTGACCAAATCTCACTGATTTTATTTTCCAAAACATAACCTCTCTAATATAATAAGAGAATTATACCACAGTTATTAAGAAGTGTCAACCAACTTTTTGGAAGGTGTATCTGTCATATCTAAAAGACATGTTAACTTCTGGGTAGAAAACGTCAGTTCCAGTCACGTCAAGATTTACAGCACTTAGAGATACTGGTGTACAGTTTATGAAGTTGAATATTACGTTTAGATTTTTGTTGCTGTTCAAGATCATGATGCTGATGTCACTAGTAAGACCTTCGACACCTTTTTCTAATGGTGCGTAATTATCAAATTTCTCTGGACTTGAAAGTGCATGCATCCAATTATAACATTCCATGTAGTTATCCATGTTTTCATCAATGAGAAAAGTTAAGTCTAAATCTTGGTATGCCAAACGATCACCAGCAACAAACAAATTACCCATAGGATTTGCTAGTTGTGGTGCTTCCAATGTGACACCTGGGATAAATGCTTTCTGTGTGAAGAACTCTACGTTAGGTAAACGAGACACAGCCACAGTAAAGCCGATGGGCGATAGGTAATTAGTATTCATTTTCAAAACTTTCCTATTTGACAATCATTGTTTTGTATGATATGATACTATTTATAAATGTTGCTAAATAAGGATTATATATTTGGACAAAGATGACGATCCATGTGATAATTCTACACATTGGTGTGGATATTTGAAAGGTAAGAAGAATGGCAGAAGACTTTAAAATTTTAACAGCCCGACAACACGTTCGAGAGCGTATCGGTATGTATATGGGTTCAAGTTCTCTTGAAGAAGTTGAGCGTTTCGTCATGGGCGAATGGAAAACTGCGAAGTACGTTCCTGCACTATCTAAAATGGTAGATGAAATTCTCGACAACTCAATCGATGAGGCAATTCGTACTAACTTCAAACACGCTAATAAGATCGACGTATCTGTCAAGATGGACAACTCTATTACTATCTCTGACAATGGACGTGGTATCCCACATGAAAATGTATTTGACGCAACCACCAAGAAGACCATAGCGAGAGCTACAGCCGCTTGGACACGTGTTAATGCGGGTACATCTTTCGATAATGAACGAGTGACTATCGGTACAAATGGCGTTGGCTCATCAGCCACTAACTTCTTATCAGCCAAGTTCATTGGCAAAACGTGGTCTAATGGAACTATGCTTCAAGTATCGTGTACTAACGGTGCTGAGAAGATACGTGAGACCAAGAAAGAAAAGAGTGGCAATGGTACTGAGGTGACATTCACACCAGACTTTGATTTGTTTGAGGTTAATAACCTTAATGATCTCGACACCCTTGCTTTGATTGAGGATCGTTTGATTTCGTTGCAAATGGCTTTCCCTGAGATTGCATTCTCTTTCAACAAGAAACGCATCAAGGTAAACAACCTTAAGAAATATTCTGAGATGTTCATCCAAGAAGGCGAAGCTTCTATCATTGAAAAGAGTGATAACTTTGCTTTCTTTATTGCATCCAGTGAAGATGGTTTCAGATCAAACTCATACGTCAATGGTGTAAACACACGCCAAGGTGGTACATACGTTGACTTCGTGATGAATGGTATCGTTGACGAACTTGTCATTAAGATCAAGCGCAAGCATAAGATCGAAATGGCTAAGATCACAATCAAGAGTGGTCTGTCGTTCGTGATGTTCAGTCGTAACTTTGTCAACCCAAAGTTTGATTCACAAACAAAAGAACGTCTGACAAATCCAATGGGTAATGTCAAAGCGCATTACCTTGAGTCTGGCGTCAAAGACTTTTTGTTTTATGCACAAAAGATTATGAATACACCTTCGATCATCGAACCAATCATCGAAGCACAGTTAGCTAAGAAGTTGGCGCAAGATAAACGAGCCGCTACCCTAGCTCAAAAGAACCTTCGCAAGGTAAAGGTAGCCAAACACATTGCCGCTAACAAGCCCTCAGCGACACTTAAGATCGTCGAAGGGGATTCTGCAATGGGGTTCCTACTGAAAGTTCGTAACGCTGATAAGGTGGGCGCTATGCCGCTCAGAGGGGTTATTATGAACACTTGGGATATGAAACCAGCAGACGTGCTAAAGAACAAAGAGTTGTCTGAGTTGGTTGCTGTCCTTGGTTTGAACATTAACGACCCCAATAGTGTGGATAACATGCAGTATGAGAACATCGCAACTCTTACAGATGCTGACCACGATGGCATTGGACACATCAGCCCATTGTTAATTGCTTTCTTCTATAAGTTTTGGCCTAGACTGTTGGCTGAACGAAGAGTCAAGATTACTCGAACACCAATTATGATCTCAACCAAAGACAAGAAAGTTAAGTGGTTCTACGGATACGAAGAAGCATCGAAGTTTAAAACAGACAACCCATCTGGTTGGAAGCATCGTTACATCAAGGGGCTTGGCTCTTTGACTGAAGAAGAATATGATGTGATTATTAATAAACCAAAGTACGACACTGTTACCGTTGATGATGCGTCTATGTTCCAAATGATGTTTGGTAAAGATTCAGCCTTACGTAAAAAATTCATGTTTTCATAGGGGTTGACAAGGTATGGACAGGGTGATAAACTTTATTCATTGGTATCGACATTTAAAAGCTAAAGGTGTGGAGATGGGTTGGGACACGAAAGAGTTAGCCTACTACACAAGATACAATACATGGAACTGTTTTCGTTGGGCAATTGTGAACAGCGGAACACATTATACGGATGGGAGTTATTTCAAATGAGCAAGATGGGTAATTATGTGGTTGAGTTGCAAGAGCAAATGACCGAGGCTGAAGCTGAGGCGCAATACGATGAAGAGCATGAACCGTATTACGAATCGGATGAGGACGGTAGATGAGTTTACTAGAATTTACAAAAGATGATAAGTCCACTACGGACTATCCGATTAGCAATGTTGCCAAGAACGAATGGCTTGACTTTGCTATGTACACAGTTGAGTCTCGTGCTATTCCAAACATGATCGATGGTCTGAAACCAGTTCAGCGGTTCTATTTGTATTCATCTTTGCTAAACTCCAAACGCGACTTCAAGAAAGTATCAGCGGTTTCTGGTATTATCTCTGACTATGGTTACAACCACGGTGAAACTTCAGCCGCAGGTGCAGGTCAGTTAATGGCGGCATCTTGGAATAACAATGTCTGCCTTGTAGAGGGTAGAGGTTCGTTCGGTACTAGACTTGTACAACAAGCGGGTGCGGCTCGTTATGTATACACACGTGTACATAAAAACTTTGAGACGTACATCAAAGACCTTGAGTTATCGCCTGCGCATGATGACCCAGAGCATGAACCACCATCATTCTATCTGCCTGTGTTGCCGTTAGTTTTAGCTAATGGTGCTAAGGGTATCGCTACTGGCTTTGCTACTAGCATCTTGCCACGAAGCACAAAACATCTTGCCAAGGCTGTGAAAGAATATCTTGCCAAGGGTTCTATAGCACGGAAGCTTCCTATCACCTTTCCAGACTTTAGTGGATCAGTTGTATACAACAAAGAAGAAGACAAATATCAAGTCATTGGTACTTTTGAGCGCAAGAGCAAAACAGTGATGATCATTACTGAAGTTCCTTATGGGTTTGATCGTGAAGGTTACATCAAGGTACTCGACACATTAGAAGACAATAACGATATCGTGTCTTACGAAGATCAATGCGACAAGAGTGGGTTTCGTTTTGAAATCAAATTAAAGTTGGCATCTGCTAATGCTTGGACTGATGAACGTATCATCCGTAAGTTTAAACTGAGCAAACCCTTGTCTGAAAACCTTACTGTGATCGATCAGAATGGCAAGCTACGTGAATACACAGATGAGCGTGATTTAATTAAAGATTTTGTCGATTACCGATTGACAGTCTTGCAAGAAAGAATTAATCTACGAAAGAAGCAAGAGACTGAAGAATCACGTTGGCTCAAAGTTAAGATGCAGTTTATCCAAGCAGTGCTAGATGGGACAATTCAGTTTAAAAACAAAAAGAAGGATGTTATTGCTAAACAGATATTAAAAGTTACTGATGCATTAGAATTAGATGTTGACAAACTTCTCAGAATCAATATGCTATCACTGACGGACGAAATGGTTAAAGACCTCAAACAACAAATCGAGAGTTCTAAAGACCGACTAAAGTTCTGGAAAGCAACAACGCCTAAAGATCAATTCGAAATCGACTTGTCGGAGATTTAAATGTACTACACTGCTTATGCTAAACCAAAGGTATTATCAAACAAGCTAATGGACAAAGTTGTAGTCTTTGCTTGTGATTTCTTAGACCTTGACATTGACCTAGAGATAGAGTTCAGAGGTGTAGAGAATGGTGGGTATGTTGACTTTGAAGAAGGTGAAGACGTTGTTATGGGTGTCAACCCAAAGCAAACTAAGAATGAACTGATACGTACTATCTTTCATGAAATGGTTCATGTTAAGCAGTATGTTGAGGGCGACTTGTCTCACCAGAACTCAGACAATCTTTGGAAAGGCGAGGTCGTTGATGTTCCTTATATGGATCGTCCATGGGAGAAAGAAGCTTATGAGCAAGAAGAAGCTATGTGGCACATCTTCGCAAAAGAGGTTGGAATATGATAATTGACATTGCGGTCAATGAAAAGTACGATGCTCTTTTAGATGACTTTGTTTATTATATATGTAAGCACTATGGCATTCTTCCACGTAAGATTTCCATCGAAACTGCTGACTTAGTTGGTAACAGAGGAATGTGTTTTGATGACGATGATGGAGAATTTACCATCTTAGTAAAACCAAATGATGATATGGGGCAGATTTTTGCAACAGTTGCGCATGAGATGATCCACGTCAAGCAGTACATGACACAAAGTCTTGGTAAGCTACTTGACGAAAGTACGAAACTGCCATACGATTCACGATGGTGGGAAGACGAAGCTTTTGATGGTGCGGTTCCTCTTGTAGAATCTTTTGCAAGAAACCTAAAACTTTCTAGTTGACACCATCCAATTAATAGTGTATTATACACTTAACGAAACAAAAGGAAATAAAATGGCTACCGTTGATTTAACATTCTTTGAGGTGACTGACCTACAACTTGAGGTAGCAACTCTTGGTAGAAAAATGATGGCATATGCAGAAACTAATTCAGAAGTGCCGTTAGAAATTCTGAACGCATTCAGTCGTATTGGTGAAAACCTAGCAGAGAATACTACTGCTAATATTAAACTGAGTGAAGTTGATAAGATGGTAGTAAAGTACGCGAGGAAAATGATATGAGTGAGCTAGGGTTTGAAACTTCATACGAAGATGAAGTAACTGTTGAAATCATGGATTGGGCTTTAGATACAATGCCTGATGAAGTTAAAAGCATGTCACTACAAGATATTGCAGATAAATACTGGGAAGTGCATTTAGATCACACGCCAGATGAAGATTCATTTTCTGTGTTGCCTGACTTTGATGAGTTGTATGGCGGAGACGATGCTAACCCTAGTCAAGGATTTGGAGATAACTAATGAAGAATCTTAAAACAATAGTATTAGTAGCCGCTCTGGCTACCTCATCACAAGCTATGGCAGAGTCGACACCAACTAATGTTCGTGTTGTCGATCACACTAAGACCGTAGTAGTCAACAACCCTAAACAAGTGCGCGAATGTCGTGACGTGAAAGTTCCCGTTTACGATCAGCACAAAACCGAAGGAGATGCCGCAGGTGGCGCATTTCTAGGCATGATCATTGGTGGTCTGCTTGGTAAGGGGGTAACTGGTGACGATGGCGGTGCGGCGGCTGGAGCGGTGATTGGTGGACTAGTAGGTGCTGATAAAGGCGCACGAGGTGGAAATGATAGACGTATTATCGGTCATTCATACGAAGAGCGTTGTGAGATCGTCACTATCAACCAAGAGGCTTACAAAGAAGTTTATAGCCATTCCACAATTCGCTTTCGTCTAAATGGACAACGCCATGCGTTAGATTTCCAACGATGATAGAAATTTTAATCTATAACCTAATCTTTTGGCCTATTTGGATTACATTGGCTAGTATTCCGTATTATGCAACGCAGAAAGCAATTGACACTCTATGAGATATACATTAGAAAGAAATGGAAAGATCGTCAGGCAAATCGTATTGGTTGGTAAAGATATTAATCATAAAAAGCCTAATGTCGTCGATCTTACTTTTGAAACATATGAATCGGCTTTAGAAGTCGCAGAAGTATTAAAAGCCGAAGTTGTGGATAATCAATCTACATTAGCGGCATAAGAATATTGGTTCCTTAACTCAACTGGATAGAGTACCTCACTTCTAATGAGGATGTTGTAGGTTCGAGTCCTACAGGGACCACCATAATAAAGTGCGAGAGTAGCTTAGTGGTAGAGCAAGACGCTCATAACGTCCAGGTCGTAGGTTCGATCCCTACCTCTCGCACCAAGAACGTGTTGGGTATCACCCCAACTCTTAATCAAGGATATGGCATGAACCTTTCTCTAACAAAACATTCAGACAGAACACTAAAAGACCTTGCGCAAATTCTATCTGATAATGACATAGATTATTACGTCAAAGAAAAAAATGGATGTGTTGTTAAAATTCACTTTATAGTTAGGGAAGAAACTTCAAATGAGTAAGGTTCTTGTAACAGGAGCTACTGGATATATTGGTAGCCATGTAGTCAAACTTCTCGCTGAGATGGGACACGAAGTTCATGGCATTGATATCAATTTTCATGGTGAACATAACGATGTCGAAAAGTATTGTAGCTTAAAATTACAAGACATATTAATGGATATGAAACATCGACAAGAATATGATGCTGTTGTCCATCTTGCTGGTAGAAGTGTAGTACCTCAAAGTCTTATTGAACCATCTGAGTATTATAGAGTGAATACGATGGGTACAAATAATCTTTTTAATTATATCGACACACCCCACATTATTTTTGCAAGTACGTCTAGTGCATTTGAAATGGCATCTCCATACGCACGATCTAAAGTAGCGGCTGAGGATATCATAAAGGAAAAATCTAATGGGCATACTATCTTTCGCTTTTTTAATGTCTCTGGTTCTGATGGTGTTCATAGGCAACTTGGCTCTGCCACTCATCTTATTCGTCGTTGTGCTATGGTTGCTGCTGGAAATCTTTCCCACATTGATATATTTGGTGTGGATTATCCTACTCGCGACGGGACTTGTATACGCGATTATATACATGTCAGTGATCTTAGTTCTGCTATAGCAAAATCAATTGATATTGGCGCACTAAATACAGATTATGAATGTTTAGGTGGTAATGTGGGGTATACTGTTCTTGAGGTTGTGGACGCAATGAGACGTGTGACTGGCAAGAATATAGATACGGTTATTAAAGGTAGAAGACAAGGCGATGCAGTAGCGTCAGTTGTTGACAATCTGAGTAAATGTGTTACGCTCACTAAAACTTTAGAAGATATGTGTTTAGACCAATATAAGTTGGAACTAACACTTTAATGGGAAGTAGCTCAATGGTAGAGCATCTGTTTTTGGTACAGAAGGTTGTAGGTTCGAGTCCTACTTTCCCAGCCAAATTATAAGAGGAATTTAATTGCCTGATGTTTTGATGTTAAATGCTGACGGTAATCCAGTCAGTTATTTGCCCCTTAGTACCATTAAATGGAAAGAAGCAATCATGTACATGTGGCACGATAAGTGTACTGTATTAGATTGGTACGATGATTGGATTGTACGATCACCATCATGGGAAACCAAAGTTCCGTCTGTTATCATATTAAAAGATTATGTTCGAAAGAAAACTCAAGTGCGTTTTTCTAAGAGTAACGTTTACTTAAGAGACTTGTATACTTGCCTATATTGCGAACGACACGTCAGTCGTTCTATAGCAACACTTGATCATGTAATACCGCTTAGCTTGGGTGGCAAAACTACATGGGAAAACATCGCCACTGCATGTAATAAGTGTAATGGCATCAAAGCAAACAAGACGAATATAAAACCAGTATATGCACCATACCGCCCTGGTTATTACGAGTTGGTCCGTAAGAAGAAGCAATTTGAGATTGAAGCTACACATCCTTCTTGGGAAAAGTGGTTGACAAGCTAAACGAATCATAGTATTGATTGTTCATCAACTATGAAAGAGAGAAAAATGTTCGATTATTCAGATGATTTGATATCAGACTACCATAAAGAAGTTTATGGGTTTCGCCCAACTCAAGCTTATATGCAAGAATGGAACGCAAGTTCACCTTCTCAAAAGCAAAAGGTATGGGATGAATATGGAACTGCCGTTGACATTCAGATGCACGAAGCCAAAGAACGAGAACAGGCTGATGTCCAAAAATTCGAAGCACGTATCCAAGATGTTATCAATATTGGTGCGGCAAATCGTACTACTGCTTTGGAGTGGATTGCTGATAGCGAAACTTTCTATCACGGACAAGACGTCGAACATTTTGTTTGGCAACAAGGATTTTTATGTACGAACTACGGTAGGCGATTGGTTGAAGACCTATTAACTGTTGTTAAGTACGAGGAGTATGCGTAATGAAAACGTTACGAGAAGCTAAAAAAGAATGGATAGGGGTCATAAAGGGTGAGGGCGGTAATTGCCCATGCTGTGAAAGGTGGGGTAAGATTTACTCTCGTTCCATAAACAACAATATGATCAAGTCCCTTATGTGGCTTAATTCTGTGAATACTGAATGGGTTGATGTGCCTAACAAAGCACCTAAATGGTTGCTAAGGTCAAATCAATTGCCGACATTGCGTTGGTGGGGTCTTGTTGAGAGGGCTACTAAAACTGAGATGTTAAAGAATTACTCTGGTACTTGGAAGGTCACGGAAAAGGGAACTGCGTTTTTACATTTCGGTCTTAACGTACCCAAACTTGCATTTACTTATAATGGCGAAGTCGTAGGTTTTAGCGATGAAACAGTAGTAGCTTCAGACTGTATGAAAGATGGTTTTGACTACGCACAAGTTATGAACACAGAATATACAGGAGCGGAAGCATAATGGAAGTCAAAACATACCCACACAAGATTGATCTAAACACAGTCAATATATTTGGCTCTTATGGATGCAACCTATACACATTAGATGGAGAGTTTGTAGAGGCTCGTATATTTCACCATATCTCTGGACAAATGTTCCATAATGAAATTCGTGAGATCGCTCAGTTTGAAAAGCTACGAGTGGAGTCTCTAGCCTATTGAACTTGACAAATGCCACTTTTTGTGGTACTATAAATTAATAGGTTCTAGTAATGGAATAGGTGTAATATGACAGATAAGGTTAAAACTATAGGAGATTTGATTATTAATTATTTAAGATTTATATCTCCTTATGATAAGGATAAACAATGAAGGTTACTGTAGAACAAGATGAGATTACATCTGAGATAAGTCGCATTATGGATTATGAGTTTGATGGTACTACTACGTTCTATCCTCATGAGTTTAGTGCTATTGATCGTGAAACTACACTGAAAGACTTTGGTATTGGTTTGATTGTGGGACCTTCTGGTTCTGGTAAGACAACTTTACTGAAAGAGTTTGGTGAAGAGATTGAACCTTATTGGTTTGGTAACAAATCTATTGCTTCTCATTTTGATGATGTTGATGACGTACAGGATAGGTTAGGTGCTGTTGGTTTTAATAGCATCCCTTCTTGGTTGCGTCCTTATCATGTTTTGTCTAATGGTGAACAGTTCCGTGCTAGGTTGGCTCGACAGTTAGATAGTAATATTGTTGTTGATGAGTTTACGTCTGTTATTGACAGAGACGTTGCCAAGAGTTGTTCTAATGCAATTAGTCGTTACGTTAAGAGACAAAATTTAAGGAACATTGTGTTCTCATCTTGTCATTATGACATCATTGAGTGGTTGCAACCAGATTGGGTGTTTGATACTCATACTGGTAAGCTAACCACAAGGGGGTATCAAAGGCCAGACATTGTTTTGGAAATCATGCCTTGCACCAAAGACATCTGGACGACCTTCAGCGACCACCACTATCTCGACCACCACATCCACACAGGTGCATCTTGTTGGGTCGCAACATGGAACGACAGACTTGTCGGATTTCTTTCTAGCCTAAGCATGCCTAGTGGTGCATTAAGGAATGCTTGGAGAGCGCACCGCCTTGTTGTTCTACCAGAATATCAAGGATTGGGTATAGGTGCCAGACTTACGGATGCACTAGGGGAGATACACATTGCGGATGGCCGAAGGTTTTACTTGAAAACAAGTCACCCCAGACTTGGAGAATATTGCGAAAGGTCGACTAAGTGGCGACCAACATCAAAGAACAAAATATCAAGACAAGACTATTATGCTGATACACTTAAATCTGATAAAGGAAACAGCTTTAATAATCTCAGACACGCAGATAGAGTTTGTTACTCACATGAGTACATTGGGGCTTGCTCCGATAAGCATAAATAATGAACCAACTATGCTTTGGAGCAAAGAACTAATATGAACGAAAAATTTACAAACGCAGTTAACCGTGTTGAACAGTCGTGTCCACCTATTTGGATGATGCGTCAAGCTGGCAGATACCAGAGTTCTTACATGCAACTTAAAGATACATATAACTTTATGCAAATGTGCAAACTTCCGCAAATAGCGGCTAAGGTTGCTATGTTGCCTATTGATGAATTTGATTTTGATGTTGCTATCTTGTTTAGTGATATCCTTTGGCATGTCGAAGGCTTGGGTCTTCCATTGGCTTTTGATCCTGGGCCAAAGTTTGAATTCCATCTATCTGAGGAAAATTACAGGAACCACATGTGTGTTGAGACAGCGATGGAACACATCAACTTCCAGAAGACTGCATTGGAAATCACAAGAGATTTGTTGCCCAATAGAAAAAGTTTGATTGGATTTATTGGCGGTCCTTGGAGTGTTCTTAATTACGCTTTGGGAGACAATAAGGTATCGCCTGATTTCAAAACGATGTATTTGAATGATGTTATTATTCCTCTTATGGCTAGAAGTATCAGATCGCAAAAGTTAGCAGGTGCTGAAGTAGTCATGATCTTTGACAGTGGTTTGCATAATATGTCTAAAATATATTATGAGAACAAATACCTTCCAATGATGGAACAGTTATCTGCAATCGGAAAAGTCGGATACTACGCACGTGATTTACCTAGTGGTTCTTTGCCTAAAGTGAAGAAAATGGATTGGTCTGGTATTGGTATTGACTCTACCCAAGATTTAGCAAAGACTCTCAATACTCATAAGAATGGGTTTGTCCAAGGTAACTTTGATGAGAGCCATATGCTACTGGAAACTAATCTATACCATTATGAACTTGATAAGTGGATTGAAGGTATGGCTGATGTTGACAAGACTGGTTGGGTCTGTGGTCTAGGGCATGGCATCCACAAGACAACACCAGAAAAACACGTTACCCATTTTGTAGAAAAGATTCGGAGAACTTTTGAATAATGTTTGATTTATATAGCGAGTGGTTCCAAACACTCCAACATGATATTTGTAATACAGTAGAAGATATAGAGTTTGGGGCATTTTCGCCTCATAGAATGGAAACGCATGAGGGTTCAGTTAAAGAAGGCTGGACCCAAATGCACAGAACTATTCGTGGTGACGTGTTTGAAAAGGGTACAGTTAACTTCAGTAAAATACACTCAGAGTTCGATCCTAAATTTGCGTCTGAAATTCCTGGGACTGAGGAACATAATAGGTATAGCGCAACTGGTATAAGTGTAGTCTTGCATCCCAAGAACCCACACGTACCTGCAATGCATTTCAATACACGGTACATAAAAACTAGCACCAAAGAATGGTTTGGTGGTGGAATGGATGTTACACCTTGTATGCCTTTTGATACAGCCGCATATCACAGCAGACTACAAGAGATGTGTGATAGACATGACGATAGCTATTACCCAAAATTCAGCAAGGCGTGTGATGAATATTTCTTCCTGCCCCATCGAAACGAGACGAGAGGTGTTGGTGGGTTGTTCTTTGAATATCACGATCCAAAAGATATGAGTTTTGACTTTGTTAAAGATGTTGGCAAAACATTTGTTAGCTTGGTAAGAAGTATTACATCTGACGCATATGACATGAAATATGGCGATGAAGAACGGGAACTACTGGAAGTTAAACGTGGACGTTACGTAGAGTTCAATCTACTATATGATAGAGGCACCAGATTTGGTTTCAAAACAGGGGGGAATATGGATGCAATTCTTATGACACTACCCCCAACAGTGCGGTGGAAATGATGCGAATTGGCGTAAGAGGAAGTGAACTTGCTTTGGCATATGCTAAACGTGCTTGTGGTGCGTTGCCATGTGATACTGAAATAGTTGTTATCAAAACATTGGGTGATTTAAATCCTGATGTGCCAGTTCATGAAATTGGTGGTAAGGGTGTGTTCTGTAGTGCTATTGAGACTGCATTGGTCAACAATGAAATTGATGTGGCTGTACACAGTCTAAAAGACATGCCAGGAGACTTCGAACATCCTGACCTCTTGGTCGGTGCTTACCTTGAACGTAGCTCCCCATATGACGTAATTCTAGGGAAGGTGTTCAATGGATTTACTATTGGCACATCTAGCCCACGCAGAACCCAACAACTTACGGACTTATATGGTCATATGAATGTAAAGATTAAACACATAAGAGGTAATATCGACACACGCCTAGCAAAGCTGGACGTTGGTGAGTTTGACGCTCTTGTTCTGGCTGAGGCTGGTTTGCAAGCGTTGTCGATTGGTAGGACTACTGCAAGGCTTCCTATCGTACCAGCCGTAGGACAGGGTACTATTGCATTGCAGTGTAGACGTGATGACCTAGAAACAATCGAAATGTTAAAACATGCTGATCACGATCTAACACGCCGACAGTCTTTCTTAGAAAGAGCATTACTTAAAGGTATCATGGGTGACTGTAGTACATCAATTGCCGCCTATGCACATGGAGATTTGCCCATTAGAATGGACGTTGTTTATTATTGACAACTTGATTTATCTGTGATATGATATACAGAACATAAACGTATTATATGATTTGTAAGTCATAGGGGAGAAAGTATATAATGACTGACGTGAAACTTATGCTAGGCAACTGCCTAGATCGACTAAAAGACCTTGATGATAATTCTGTGGATAGCATTGTTACTGACCCACCCTATGGGATCGACTTCATGGGTAAGAAGTGGGATTACGATGTTCCGTCCGCAGAGATTTGGGAACAAGCGTTAAGAGTTCTCAAACCAGGTGGCTATCTGTTAGCCTTTGCTGGTACTCGCACTCAACATCGTATGGCGGTTCGCATTGAAGATGCTGGTTTCGAAATCAGGGATATGATCGCTTGGGTATACGGTTCTGGTTTCCCTAAGTCTCACAATATTAGTAAGTCTCTTGATAAGATGGCTGGTGCTGAACGTGAGGTGGTGGGAAAGAGGAAGGTTACATCGGCAGACCTTGGGCAAAACAGTGGGTGGAACTCTTTGGATACATCTTCTGGCGAATACAACTACACAGCACCCCCAACAGATGATGCCAAGAAATGGGAAGGTTGGGGTACTGCACTCAAACCTGCCTTAGAACCTATTACAGTTGCTAGAAAACCATTAGAAGAAAAGACTGTTGCCAAGAATGTATTAAAGTATGGCACTGGTGGTATCAATATTGATGCTAGTCGTATTCCTACTAATCCTAATGCCAAGAACCATAATAAAACTGAGAGTGTAAATGACTATGGGTATAAAGTTGGCGCAGAATTACAAACACAAGATGATGGTTATTATAACACTAAAGGTAGATTTCCTGCCAATCTTATTCACGATGGTTCTGAGGAAGTGGATGGGTTGTTTCCAAATAGAAAATCAGATGGCAGTATAAACGCACACAAAAGATTTGCAGAACACCATGACTTTGCTGGTCATGCTGACGATGGTTCAGCCGCACGTTTCTTCTATGTACCAAAGACTTCTAAGAAAGATCGTAATGATGGACTAGAGAACTTTACACCAAAGGCTACAGCGTCTTCTGAGTTCAGACCAAACCATGCAGAGAAAGCAGATAACGGTGAGGATGGCAATCCATATGGGCGTTGGACACCTACACAGAACAACCACCCTACTGTAAAGCCTACAGACCTTATGCGTTATCTAGTAACTATGGTTACGCCAAAAGGTGGTACAACCCTTGATCCATTCATGGGAAGTGGTTCTACAGGACGTGGTGCAAAGCTAGGTGGGTTTAACTTTATTGGTATTGAGCTAGATGAAAACTACCTAGAAATTGCTAAAGCTAGGATTGATGCTATATCTACAGAAGTCACGCTAGAAGAATTTTTTACTTGACGCTAAACGAATCGTGTTGTATAATTAATTCTATATTAAATAAGGAAATGGCATGAACATAAAACATCACCCACTGTTTAATACAGCAAAGCTAGAAAAGCTATACTCTGAAAAGGATGGCGAACCAGTAAAGTATGTTTGTACCTCTGCTACTAACGAACATGCTGCCCATGCCGCTGACATTTTCTATCGTGAAACACCGCATCCTGAGTTTGGCAATCGCTACTTTGGCATATATAGCGCCTTGAGTGCCTTCGTCGGGCTTGAAATTATGATTACAAACGCTGATATGATTGAAACACTTGAGTTTGGTATGGTTGAAGGTCCAGATGGTTGGGAGTATTCTCAGCATCGACACGACTATCGACACGTTGGTGATTGCGCTGTAGATGGTGGTCGATCATACTTCAAACGTGCTGGAGACTTGAGTGTTCCCAATAAGTTTATGAAAATCGTTGATGGTAAGTTTTTAGAAGAAACTAAAAAATAACTGTTGACCTTTGATCTAAGGTGTGTTGCAATACTTTACGTACTTCTTGAGGGGGTGTAGCTACACTATAGACTCAGACCAATACCTATCGGTTGAACTACATGACTAATGAGATTTATATTAAAGGGGAAACTAAAAGATGCTGAGTGAAATCTACAAAGAGCTTGAAGGTAGCGACGCGATGTATGGCTTTGCAGATGCTGTCGTTAAGGTACGTCTCAAGGGTACACGGGACATGTATCTTGAAGAGATTGCACGTCTGGATAACATGCAGAAGCTGTCAGAACCACAAATGCAAGACTATGAGGAGCTATCAGGTAATGTAATAGCAATCACCCGTGTGATAAACTTCTATGAATTTGAGGAGAACTATGATGAGTAAACAACATCACTGTAGATATTGGGAGACAGACACAGATGACTGAATACAATCCTGACAACTGGGTCATCATTAAGATAAAAGGTGATGACCCTCACTACCGTGTCCTAGGCGGATGGAGTGGTGGTTACTTGGA